TGATTTCTGCTTCAACGTCGATGCCATGTTGTGACTGTGCGTCTTGCGCAGCCTCAAATGTCCAACGAGCTGATAGCTTTCTTGACTTAGCTTCAACAGTTTGCTTCAAGATTTGGATGCTTAATTTACGTCCAGCTGAACCTTCAAGTGCTGCTGTAGCTGCTGCTTTACCATCAGTACCGTCACCTGAATATGCTTCAGCAATCTTGAATGGGCTAAGTGCCTCATCGCCTGCTGTAGTATCGTTGTCTGTACCAGTTGCATTATTGGTTTCAGCATAACGTACTCTTAATGTGTGGATTTGACCCACTGGGCCAGTCATTGGTTGTACACCAACTAGTTCATTTGCAATCACTGTTGGCATTACACGTCTGATAACTGGTAAAATAACTCTGTTAAGAGTTGCTACGTTACCGGCTGAGGTAGCACCAGCGGTTGCTGCTTCTGACAAATACTTGCGAGTATTTTCTAATGTCGACGCCATCACAGATTTTTTGTTGCCTGTTAGGCCTTCGAGAAGAGCACCTTTGGTCTCCTGCCAGCGACTTTCTAGTAGTTCTGACATAATTTTCTCCTTAATTTAATCCAGCTAGACGCTTAAACTCTACCAAGTTATCTTTTGCGTCTGCTTGTCTACTAACGTTAGTTTGCGAAGTTGTTTCGCGGTTGCCTGTTATTTCTGTGCCTTCTGTGATGATTGCCTTTTTGGCTGGAGTGTTACCGTCGATGACCGCCGGTAGGTACTTGTCAAACTGTGAACGTAGTTTTCCAGTTTGGACAGATTCCAGTAAATCCATCATGATTTCTTTCTGATCCTTGCTTAAAGGTCCAGTAAGTTCATTTAAAACATCTTTGCGCTCTGCTGCTTCAACTAAACGCTTCTTCTCAGTTGCCTGAGCTTCTGCTAGTTGCTTCGCTTTAGATGCAAATGCTTTTGCTTCTGCTAATTGAGCATCTTTTGTTGAGATAACTTTCATTAACTTAGCTGTTTCTGACTTCTCATTTAAGTAAGAGCCAGCATATTCAGAAGCAAATGCTTCGAATAGTTTGCGACCGAAGTCGTTTCTACGTGCTTCTTCAATATCTTCTTTAAGTTGACCAATTTCTGACTTAAGAGCTTTGTCAACTGTTTCGGATACTGCTTTAGCACTTCTCTCGATAAAGTTAGTTTTAACTTTAGCAAGGTGTGCCTTACCTTCTCTGATAAGACGAACCTTGGTTTCTGCAAGGTCTTTTTTGTCTTCGTGGAACTCTGCAATTTCCTTTGATAGTGCGTCAACAATGAAGTTCTCAAGCATAGTGAATTTATCAGCCATTGCTTTTTGATCTTCATGTAGTTCAGAAACTTCTTTCTTTAGCGATTCCATTACAAAGTTTTTAAGTAGATCAGCATTTTCACGCTGTGCTACTGCATACTTTGCTTTGGCTTCTGCTAGTTGCTTACGGTCATCCGCAAACTCTGCAATTTCTGACTCTAAACGCTCTGAAACCATAGCATCGATAGCTTCTACCATTGTAGATTTATCATGCTCATATTTCTTAGCAAATTCTTCGCGAAGCTCAGCAGTCACAGACTGTCTGTTCTCTTTGATCTTTGCTTCCCAAGCGTTTTCGATTTCGGCACGTACTTCTTCTGAAACTACATCATTTTCAAAAAGTGTTTTTAGTGCATCCAACATATTCTTGTCTCCTTAATTATTGGAGTTTGTTGATTATATTAATCAACGATTCCTTTAGATACTTTTGTGCCTTTGAGTCTTCTTTTGTTGCCTGTGCTAATTCATATGCCTTGTAGCCGCCACGTGCATTCATTAAATGCTCGTAGATTGGTGTTGGGTATGCACCAGGGGCGCTAGGTTGTGCTACTGCGTCCACGGTGATTATTTCGAAATCAGAGACGGTGTTACTGCCGTCTTCTGATACATTACCTGAACCTCTTGATGAGACGCCTAGTTTCACACCAGCTTCAAGCATAGTGCGAACTAGGTTTCCCATTGGTGTCGGTAAAATTTTAAGTTTTCCGTAACCGTTTGGGCCATCCATCCACATTTCTGTGATCATATGGCTTACACGATCTAAGTTAATGTTAAGGCCTTCTGGATGATCAACTTCACCGAGAACACTATATCCTCCTGCTATCTGATCATTGAGAGTTTTGACAGCCCTACCAATTTCATTTACAGGATATACACGTTGGTTTGCATTACGCACCCCTCCCTGTATGCAGATGCCTTTCATAAAAAGGTCTTTTCCGCCTGTACTAGCGTTATCGGTAGACTCAACAACCATTCCTGCCTGGTCGAATGTCAAATGCTCTCGTAAGTTTTTCATTCAAACTTCCTTATATTATACTGCTTATTTTGCTCTTGTACTTACACCGTTAAGTGTGCTTTGAGCTGATTTATCAGC